TCGCGCGGAACCTGACGGCGGCGCGCAACATCAGCATGCCGGCGGTCGCCTACCACTATCTGCGGTCGAACGCGTCGGCGACGGCGCAGGTGGCGCAGGTGGTCAAGGTGGTGCCCAAGAGCGTGCCGTTGATCCCGGACGTGGAGGCCGACAGCGGCGGGATCGGCCTGGTGCGCGAGTTCGTGACTCGAGCTCGCGCGGCCGGCTACGTGGTGCCGCTGCTGTACCTGCCGCGCTGGTACTGGCAGCAGATCGGCTCACCGGATCTGCGCGGGCTGCCGCCGCTGTGGAGCTCGCGCTACCCCGACAACATCGCCGGCACTATCGGTGACGAGTTCGAGGACGTACCGGCGAGCCACTGGCAGGGCTACGGCGGGCTGCCGGTGGCGCTGCTCCAGTTCACCAGCTCCGCGATCGGGTCATGGCGGGGCAAGCTCGACGCCAACGTGTTCCGTGGCACCAAGGCCCAACTGATCGCACTGCTGACCGGGAAGCGTGGAGTCGACGAGGAGGACGAATTGGATGCCACCGAAAAGCGCATGCTTCGTGAGCTGCATGCGGTCTGGCGCAAAGGGAATCCGCCTGGGGTCAAGCAATCCGCGGGTGAGTACACGATGTACCTGCGCGAGATCCTGCTCACCGGCCGCAAGTTCGCCGGCCAGCTGGCGGGCCTGGTGAACGCCCAGAATCAGCTGGCGGAGACCGGCAAGGTGGACATGGCCGCGGTGACGGCGGCGGCGGAGAAGGGCGCCCAGGAGGGCGCCGAGCGCGCGGTGGAGGAGGCGCTGGCGGAACTGGCCGCCGCGAACACGGAGGAGGCCCAGGTATGACAACCCAGGGACAGCAGCGAGGTAAGTGGTTCGGGCGCGACCCGGCAACTCTGACCGCCCAGGTGGTTGGCATCGTGCTGGCCGCGCTGGTGCTCATACCCATGACCGATCCGCTGCGCGCCACGATCGGTGCCGTGGTGACTGCCGCGTCCGGTCTGGTCGTGGCCGCGGTGGTGAAGCGGGACGGTCAGCTGGCCGCGTTCATGGGCTTCGCGCGGGCTGTGGTGGCGCTGATGGTGATGCTGGGTGTCGACTGGGATCCGATCTATCAGGCCGGCGTGCTGTTCCTGGTGGAGCAGGTGGTGGGTGTGGTGACCCGTGATCGGGTGGTGGCGCCCGTGCCGGCGGAGGCGACCGCCAAGCGTGGGCTGCAGAGAGCGGCCTAGGGCTTTTGACCCCCTGATACTCTGGGTCGCATGATGCGACCGGGTGAGACTGGAGACCCTGCCGAGCGCGGAACGGCAGGGTCTCCACGCGTCTGGATCGTGGCGCTGCCCTACACGTCGCCACCGCTGACCTATAACGAGCTGAACGGTAAGCACTGGGCGGTGGTGAAGCGGGCGCGCGACGGGCTCAAAAAGACCGGGTTCTACCTGTCACGGACTCGTCACCGGGTGGTGCCAGCGCACGAGTTCGCCGGCCCGGTGGACATCGACCCGTCCTCCTCGGTGCGCGATCCACTGCCGCGCCCATTCCGGCGGCCGGTGACGGTGGAGCTGATCTACTGGCCGGGCAACAACACCGTCCACGACGGCGACAACATGCATCCCACGCTCAAGTACCTAGTGGACGGTGTCAAGCTGGCCGGCGTGTTCACCGACGACCGCGGCCGGTACGTCCGGACCTCGAGCTGCACGGTGATCGAGCGTGACGACGACCCGCACGATCGGCCCGACGCGCGCATGGTGCTGGTCGTGCGCGAACTGTGATCAATACCCCTGGGTTGTGGGGTAATCTCCGCGATGTGATCGACGATGCCACCCGGGGCCTGGCGGGGTTCGTGGCCTGGTGCCGAGCGCGCGGAGTGACCGCCTGGACGGTCGACGAGCTGGCCCCGCTGGTGGACTACGACGACATGCCGCGTCACCCCGTGGCGGGTTGTCGCGTTGACGGTGGAAAGAGTCGCGCGAGAGTCCAGCACGAGTCGCAAGACACGGGCGAGACCGCGCCGTCGGGAAGATCCCGGAGGTGGCCATGGGTCGACAGGTCGGAAACAACGGCAAGAGCAGGGCATCCGGACGCGCCCGGGACGTGACCAAGGGCGCCGAAATCGTGCGCATGGTTGCGGCCGGCTCTACTGTGACCGCCGCGTCCAGGGCCGTGGGCGTGAGCCAGCATCACGGATCCCAGCTGTACCTGCGCGAGCTGCAGCGTGTCACCGAGGCCAACGCCGACGTGCGTCGGTTCATGCTCGCCCAGGATCTGGAGACGCTGCGCCAGCTGATCGCCGCGCACATGGGGCCCGCACTCGGTGAAGCCGTGTTCCTGGCCGATGACGGCGAAATCATCACCGATCCGAAGGGCCGCCAGCGACTCGACCTCTGCGAGGTCAGGACCGCGCCACCCGATCACCAATCCGCCAAGATCGTGCTGTCCGCATTGGACCGCCGCGCCAAGCTGCTGGGCCTGGACGCTGCGATTCGTGTGGAGGTGTCCAACGCCAAGGTGGCCGACGCGGTGGAGGACATCGAAGCCATGATCGACGACGCGGACGACACCGAACTTGCCGAGGTGCTGCCGATCGACGCACGTCGACTCGGCTAGATGGGGCTCGCTGCGGACATCCGGGCACGCCTGGAAGAGTTAACGCCTGCAGAGCGGCACCTCGCGGAGATCCGGATCCAACGCATCGCCCGCCTGCGCAAAGCACGGCGGCGCTTCCCCACGCCCGGGCACCTCGCCCGGTTCCTGCAGCCGGACACCGTGCAGACACCGCTCATGGCCGCGCTGGACCGCGTGCTGCTCGAGTGCGACTCCGGGCTGCAGCGGCGCTGGCTGATCTCCTGCCCACCCCAGGAGGGCAAGAGCAGCCGCGTGCCGTACGCGGGCGCGCTGTGGCTGCTGCTGCGCGACCCGTCGCGGCGCATCGCCATCGCCTCCTACGAACAGCAGCTGGCCGCCCGGTCGGGCCTGGCGGTGCGCCAGGCGATCGAAACCTACGGCGGCGGCTACAAGGGCGACCGCAACGCCAACCAGGACGACGAACTGGGCCTACTGCTCGACCCGGACAACGCCAAACAGTCCAACTGGTCGCTGGCCGACGTGCCTGGCCGGCGCAACGGCGGCATCGTGTCGGTGGGTGTGGGTTCGGCCTTCACCGGCCGCGCGGTCGACATCCTGATAGTCGACGACCCGGTGAAGGACGCCAAGGCCGCCGACTCCGCCGAGCAGCGCAAGGTCTCCCACGACTGGTATCGGGCGGTCGCGGAGACCCGGCTGGCCGGAAACCCCATCGTGATCGTCATCCAGACCCGGTGGCACGAAGACGACCTCATGGGCTGGTTGCTGCGCAACGACGACCTCGAGCAGACACCGCGCTGGGGCCGCATGTTCGCGCCCGCCATCGCCGGCCACAACGACCCGCTGGGCCGCGAGCGGGGTGAGTTCCTGACCTCCGCGCGAGGCCGCACCGAGGCTGACTGGCTGGAGATCCGGCGCAACGTGGGCGAGCGCTGGTGGGCGGCGCTGTACATGTGCGATCCGACGCCGGCCGAAGGTGGCGTGTTTAAGCACGACTGGATCAGCCGCAACCGGGTCAAGGCGGCACCGGAACTGGTGCGTACCGAGGTGTTCGTGGACCCCGCGGACAACGAAGGGACCGGCGACGAGGCAGGCGTGATCGTTGCCGGGGAGGGCGTGGACCGCCGCTACTACGTGCTCGAGGACTATTCGGCGCACATGACGGTGGGCCGCTGGTTCCGGGTGGCGTTCCTGGCCGCGCTCAAGTACGGGGCCACCGCGGTGCGCTACGAGAAGTCGCTGTCCCAATTGGACAAGCGAGCGCGTCAGGCGTGGCGGGATCTGCTGCGCGAGGCGCAACGGCTCGAGCAGGTGTGGCAGCGGCACGCGCTCCCGGGCGACGCCTGGCCGGCCAAGCCGTCCGGGGCCGTGCTAACCGAGGCGGTCGGCGAGCTGGCGCGCGACGACGCGACGCCGGAGGAGTGCACCCAGCTGGAGTCGAATCTGCTGGAGCTGTGGGAGCACGTGCCGGCCGTGCTGGCACTGCCGCGCACCGGCATCCCGGTGGCGTCGCTGGCCGCCCTGGGCTCGAAGACGTTCCGCGCGAAGATGGCCGCCCCGGTGTACGAGGGCGACCACGTCTCGCACGTGGGGCACCTGCCGGAGCTCGAGCACCAGCTCACCTCGTGGCAGGAGGGGCAGGACTCGCCGGACCGGATGGACGCACTGGTGCACGCGATCCACGAGCTGGCGAGCGTCGGTGGCGGTGTCGAGTTGACGGGCGCCCGCGGTCAGCTGCCGCTACGCACCCAGGCGCAGATCGCCCGCGCGGGCATGTCGCCACTCAGCGGGGGCCGCTGATGTCTTCACCGATCCGCCGACAGGGCGAGACGCACGATCCCCAGCGGGTGCGGGGCCCGGCGAGCACTCGCAACCAGGTCCGGTCGGTGATGGTGCGGATCGACGCGCAGCCAGGCGGAAAGCTGCGCATCTCGGCTCCGGCCGCGCGGGGCTGGGCGCGCACCGTGGCTACCCGTGACGAGTTGAACCGGGCGA